CTCTAATACTTGTATCGTATATCGCCTCTTTTTCTTCTTTGTCCGCCCATAACTTGTAAAGAAAAATTCGTTCAGCAGGTGACCCATGAGTGATTGACCCCATCATACGAATCAATCTCTCTTTTCCCTCAACCTTTTTTTTATTTAATTCTCTTTTAATGGCGTTAAATTCGTCAGATCCTACGGTAAAATGATCATAAAATGTCGGTTTAGAGCATGGCATTAGTGCAATAACCCCTTCAATGGTTCTTACCTCACGTTCTTTAATAATTTTGAGTGCCATTTGGTATAGTTCTTCGGTGTTATACGCCATTAATCCCTGACCTCAATATCATTCATATCAGCCCCTTGATTTACTTCTTCACGCGTCAATAATTGCTCATTAAAATTATGCAATAATGTATTATATCTTTCCTCAAGTAAGCATAGACCATCTTTCATTGCGTCTAATTGATGGATCACTGGCAAAGAATTAAACTCTTCATTAAATTGAATCTTTGTCTCATCGGTATCATAATTATAATTAATTTTTATTGTGTTCATAATTTTCCCTTTAAATACATTTGTATATATATATTTTTGTTGCAATGCATTAATTCAGACTGTTTTTTTTGCGCCCATTTTGATTTTTCGATCTTAATTTTATGTTCTGCATATATATAATTAAAAAACTGCCATAGCTTGTGAATCACGTACAATACAATAAAAGCATATATAAACTCACTCATGACTTAACACTCACTTTCAATCCCTTGGCGGTCAATTCATTTTGGAGCGTTTCGGTCGGTACTGCCCCGCCTCTTTCTAGCTGGTCACTAGATGTGCTTTTATTTACACCAGAAACGCCTTTATACATTGTAGCACCTATCTCTTCTATTTTTGAAAATGGGATAATTGGCACAGTAATTGATGCTGTTTGATCTATAAGCAATATATATCTTAATTGATAACCCGGTAGTGATACTCCATTTATTTTTTTTAAAAATAACGAAAAATTATTTTTACCGCCTGTCAAATCATAATATGATTTATTGCTTAATTCTTTACGTTTAACGATTGGGTTACTTTCTAATGTCATTTTATGAATAATAGCGCCACATGGGAGCTTTGCTAAATTAAAGTTCTTGTTAATGCTAGTTAATTTAAAACCACTTGCCCGGTATATTGTGCCATCGCCGCATTGTGTAGCATCACTAAAACTTAATATCCATTTAATATGGGGAGCATTTTTTTTGATTAACCTAATAGATATCGCAATACATCGACTTTCACTATTACGAGGCAATGTGTCAGTAAATGCCATTCTGTTAAGTTCAAGCATTTCATGCCATTTTTGCTTTTCACCTACATTTGATGTTTTTACTAAATTTAAGACTTTTCTTTTGTCCAATGGTGAACCATACGATAACACGCCTTCTAAATTTGAATTTAAAAAACAGCCAAAATGTAATACGCTATTATTGACAATTTTTCCCGAATAATGATTTTTTTTTATAAATTCGTTGGCTTTTTGAGCCGGTATTACTTTTATAATAATATTTTTAACTTTTGACATTGATTAATCCATACAATGCATTGCCATTGGCATTTTGGTTGCCAAACGTTTCTAAATATTTATACTCATCAGTTTTTTTAAATTCATTTATTCTATTTCTTATAATTTCAGCCTGTTCGTCAGCTAAAGTAAATGTTATTTGTTGAAGCCCTTCTTTTTCCCCATCTTTAAGTTGAAACTCCTCCCCATATTGCTCTACATCTTCCCAGTCTGGCAAATCATACCCCCACTCATGCAATTCTACCGCATCCCACTCATTCGCCAATAGATCATCGTCATGTTCCCCATAGTTCGTGTTAGCCTGTAACACAATCTGTCTGTAAGTCTCTGGCTCTAAATCATCCCTCAATATATTACATGGAACTTCTTTAATTTTTAGCTCTTTTAATGCTCTAAGCCTCTGGTTCCCTGACAACACAATATACTTACCATCATGCTCTATAACATCAAGTGGCCTTATCTGTGTTAGGTTGCTCTTCTCTAATGACTGCAACAATAAGTTATACTTATCTTTTGTTATTTTTCTTGGATTTGTTGGTATGCCCTTTTCTATTAATTGCCCTTTGTTGGCTCTTATATTAGACACCGGCAATACCTTATGTATATGTAAAACATCAACCATATTTTAATATTATACAAAACTTTTTAAGAGAAAAGCAAATATATTATAATACGTATTGACAACAGCAATACTATATATTAATATGTTAATAACAAAACTATGGAGGTTGAAAAAATGATAATAAATACAGAGATGCAAATAACTGAGATTCGTGATGGTGTTATTGTTGGGGTTGAGTATCGATGCGCCCAAGACTAGCGGCAATAGGAATCACAATATCGTGTATATTAAGCGTTATGGCATTGTTTGGCCTTAGCTATTGGATTGTATTGATTTTTATGGGGTGGTTCATAATTAAATACGGAGGTGAATATTGAAGTTAGGGGGAATTATTGCAGTTATCTTTGCAATTAAATTTTTTATTTTTGATAAATTTGTAAAAAAAAACAATGAATACGGTACAAAAATACAAATTAAAGGAAGTAAAAAACTTGGTAACGATTCAAAGTTCTATGAGTTCTATAGTGATGCATGGGCTTACTACGACAACGGTCTTGCTCTTAGTATAGACATCGATGGTGTTCTTATAGATAGGCGTGGACGGCCTTATAGGGTTACTTCATGGGGAATTGAAATAAACCCAGATCAAATCAATATGGATTATGAATTAAAAACGAATAGATATCTAAGATGTCAAAGCAAAACAATGTTTGTCGAAAAAAATGTTGTGAATGGAGGAAAATAAATGATAGATGAAAAAAGTACAAGAGAAGAAGTGATGGAAGCCGTTAGAAATGATGGTTACGCGTTGCAGTATGCACGTCAGGAATTAAAAGAGGATCGTGAAGTTGTACTGGAAGCCATTATGGAGTCTGCTTCATCGTTGAGGTTTGCGTCTGATGAATTGCGTGGTGATCGTGAGGTTGTGCTGGAAGCATTCAGGCAGAATATCCATGCGTTGGAGTATGCCAGTAAGCAATTGCAAGGTGATCGTGAGTTTGTGCTAGAAGCAGTGAAAGAGTTTGGTTGTGCGTTGGAGTATGCCAGTAAGCAATTGCAAGGTGATCGTGAGGTTGTCATGGAAGCGGTGAAAAATGATACTAGTGCGTTTTTGTATGCTAGTGACGAATTGCGTGGTGATCGTGAACTCGTCATGGAAGCAGTGAAACACGATGGTTTTGCGTTGTTGTATGCCGGTGAGGAATTGCAAGGTGATCGTGAGGTGGTGCTGGAAGCTGTTAAAAGGTATGGTCTTGCCTTGGAGTATGCCAGTGAGGAATTGCGTGGTGATCGTGAGGTTGTCATGGAAGCAGTGAAACACGATGGTTTTGCGTTGTTGTATGCCGGTGAGGAATTGCAAGGTGATCGTGAGGTGGTGCTGGAAGCTGTTAAAAGGTATGGTCTTGCGTTGAAATATGCTAGTAAAAAATTGCGTGGTGATCGTGAGGTTGTCATGGAAGCGGTGAAAGACTGGGGGAGTGCGTTGCAGTATGCCAGTGAGGAATTGCAAGGTGATCGTGAGGTGGTGATAGAAGCAATGAGGCAAAATGTATATGCGTGTAAATATGCAAGCGATTGGTTGCAATTTGAAATTGCAAACTTATGGGTTGAACATATGGAGGAAAAAAAATGATAAATAAAAACAGTACAAAAGAAGAAGTGCTAGAAGCAGTGAAAAATGATACTTGTGCGTTTTTGTATGCTAGTGACGAATTGCGTGGTGATCGTGAACTCGTCATGGAAGCAGTGAAACACGATGGTTTTGCGGTTTTGTATGCCAGTAAGCAATTGCAAGGTGATCGTGAGGTTGTGCTGGAAGCTGTTAAAAGGTATGGTCTTGCCTTGGAATCTGCGAGTGAGGAATTGCGTGGTGATCGTGAGGTGGTCATGGAAGCGGTTAAACACTGGGGGCCTGCGTTTGAGTATGCCAGTGAGGAATTGCGTGGGGATCGTGAGTTTGTCATGGAAGCGGTCAAAGACTGGGGGCATGCGTTGGAGTATGCGTTGGAGTATGCCAGTGAAGAATTAAAAAATGATCGTGAGGTTGTACTCGAGGCGGTCAAGCAGGATGGATACTGTTTGCGATATGCGAGCAAAGACCTGAAAAATGATCGTGAGGTAGTGATAGAAGCGGTCAAGCAGGATGGGCGTGCGTTGGAGTATGCCAGTGAGGAATTGCGTGGGGATCGTGAGGTTGTGATGCAAGCATTGGGGCAGTATACTCATGCGTGGTTTTATGCAAGCTATGAATTGCAATTTGAAATTGTAAACTTATGGATTAAACATATGGAGGCTCAAAAATGAATAAACGAGTAATTTTTACAATTGATATAAGCGGATGGCCTGTAAGATCAAGGGAATTGATGCAAAATAAAAAATATAGTATTGCAAGATCATTAGGAGCTGAAGAATTGGGGGGTATTGGATTATCAAATAATAGTATGGCCAGATTTAATTATTCATGGAATGACCCGTTTACTATTGGTATAGAAGCTAAAATCGCAAAGCCAAGAGATAAAGTATCAGGCAACTTTCTTGGTTATGACTGGATGATTGATAATTTAGTTAAATATGGAAGTGTTTATGGAGTAAATAAATGAATAACGATATTTCGAGAGAGCGAGCATTAGAGGCAGCAAAAAAACTAAAAGATGATCAAAAGTATTGGATGGACCTTTATTATAAAGAACCTGATCCAAGAGAATTCTATTGCGATGATGAGATGATGGCAACTTACACCAACAGTGGTGAAATATGCTGCTTTTCATTTAATCCAAATACTAAGCAATCGACAACATCTTATTATAAAAATTGCACCTTATCTGAGGCGGTGGATAAATTTAACAAAAAAATAATAAGGAAACTCAAAAATGAAAAAACAAAATAAAATCCCAGTAACTTTTAAAATGGATTCGGACTCGCACGTAAAACTAATAGAGATTACAGAAAAACAGCCTTGGGTAACCAAGTCCTGGATCATTAATACTGCGATTCGTGAATATATTAATAATAATTATAAATAATGTATTGACATTAACAATACGTTGTATTACTATATAATTATCAAAAAAACTATGGAGGTACAAATGGATAGATTTCAAATTCCAACATATTACGAGGAGGTATGCAACATGTGCAAAGACCCTGACTGCAATGATATAGATTGCCAAGGTGTGGACTGGGAGCATGTTATAGAATTCGAGGAGTCGTTAAATGTTGCTTAATAAATTACTTAATGCGCTTAATATTGTGCCTAACAATACAACTTATATCGATTGCAATGGCTACGGCGACGTTTGCATATATCACCAAAACAAAAAAACTATTGCAACAATCAATTTAAAAGAGTCTGTAATTAATAAATTACCGATAAACGATGAGGTGCCCTTCTAATGGAAGAAGTAGAAATATATGACATGGACGCCGAGCCAAGTTTGATTGCCCGCTTTTTTGAAAATGATTTGTTAATGTACCGCAGTGTGTTGTCTCGTGACGAGGCAGTACACTTTGCAAGAAAGATACTGGAGGTAATGGATAGTGAAAACAGTTAATATCAAAGGTAAAGAGTATGTAGAAGTTCACGAGCGAATCACACATTTAAGACAAAATTATAAAGACGCCCAATTACTAACTGAAATAATTTCTAATGATAATGGCGTGTGTGTTATGAAAGCAACGTTAATAATTAATGACAAGGTTGTCTCTACTGGCCATGCCTATGAAAAAGAAGATAGTACATACATAAATAAAACTAGCTATATAGAGAACTGCGAAACGTCAGCCGTTGGCCGTTGCTTGGGAAACTTTGGCATTGGCATAAATTCAAGCATTGCGAGTGCTGACGAAGTCGTAAACGCTATTACTCAACAACAACAAAAACCAAAAGAAAAAAACGAATGGGAAAAAAAACTACTAGAACAGGCTAATAATAATGAGTCCTTATTAATCGAAATTAGCGACTCATGGAACAACGGAATTAAAAGTGAGAAACAATACTATTGGTTTGTAAAACAACTAGTTGATCGCAATTACAAATAGAGCTAAATAGAAGGAGTATAAAAAATGTCACTTTGGACGATTAAAAAAGAATACGAAATAATTTTAAACGATATTATTGATGATGATGGCGTGGTATCAGAACAAGCAGAACAATTATTAGCAATTAATGTTGAAAAGCGTGATGATACAGCTACTAATTATTACTACATTATAAACAATCTTCAACATGAAAACGGCCAAATTGATGAAGAAATTAAACGCTTACAAGCACTTAAAAAACGCAATAAAACTAAAATAGAATTGCTATCACGTTCAGTTATAGGCTTGATTAATATGTACGGTGAATTTAAATCAAATCTACTGAATTTTAAAACAAGAAAATCAACCGTTGTTGAAGTAGATGAAGATTCTATCAATGAGCTATTAGAAGAATATAAAACAACTAAAACAACAATAGCACCAAACAAAACAGCAATTAAAACAGCTTTGAAAAATGGATTAGAAATAACAGGTTGCCGACTAGTTGAAAAACAAAATTTAAATATTAAATAAGGAGTATAAAAAATGCAAAACTTTACATTAATAGGAATAATTACAAAAGACCTTGAATACAGGATGACAGAGAAAGGGGATGCAATGGTACGCTTAACAGTGCGTGTCCCTAGTAACAGAAAAGACGAACAAGGGCGGCGTATCAGTGATTTCTTCGATATGACAGCTTGGGGTAAGACCGCAATGTTTTTACAAGAATACTTTAAAAAAGATATGCCAATCTGCATACAGGCAACACTTCAAAATCACAAATATGACAAGCAAGGCGTTACTGTATACACCAATAACTTTTTAATTAATAAGGTTGACTTTGTACCACAGATTAAAAATGAAACAATATAAAATAATACTAATTATTATTACCTCTTGCTTTTTAGTTTGCTGTGGTAAGCTCCAAACTCAAGCATTGGAAGACAATAAAAGATATGTAATTTCTAAATATGATAACGGCATTCTTATAGATGAATATATTGCAAACACAGAGGTTTATTTAAAATTCAATGATGAGTATATTATGGCAACCGGAAGTTATACAATTAAGCAAGAAACAGAAATAACCACATATTGACATATACTTTAAAAAAAAATAAAGTACAATCGGTTATGAAACAACAGTAGTGTTAGTTGCTCAGGCTAACACTACTAATTGCTTTTAATACTTTAAATATATTATAATTACAATAGACTATATGATAGCTGTAAGCGTCCTACTTGAGAAACTACTCTTGCAGCTATCCCCACACATATTATATAATTACTATTAAGAGATCACGATATGGGGCTGTGCATTACCCTTATGTACAGCATGAATGCTTAATTGGGCTATGTTTTTTCATTGCATAGCCCATCATTTGCTTTTACTTATAAGAATAATGTATAATTATATTGAATTTGTTTAGAGGCTACATATTTTTATGTGGCCTTTTTTTTGTTGACATAAAATACATATACTTGTATTATACTAATATAAACAAATTCACTACCTAAATAGTGAAATTCTAATATTAAGGAGTTTCTATGAACAAACAAAAACACATTATATTTTTTATTGGTTTACTGCCTTTTCTAAACGCAAAAGAGGCTTTATTTATGAGTTTTATGATTAATGAATTTCTTTTTGCTAATAAAGACTGGTTTTTAGTTACTGCCGATCAAATGTCTTTAAATACTGGGTTATCTAAAACACAACAATTAGCCATTAAAAAACGTTTATACGATCTTGAAATACTAGAGACTGAGCGTCGAGGTATCCCCCCTAAGAATTGGTATACAATTAATGCAGATAAACTAAAACAGTATATCCCAGAGGTTTTATAAGGAGTTCCACATGAACTATGAAAATTTATTGCTAACGCTTTTAGATAAGCCAATTGTATTTCATCGACCATTTTTGCGAATAATGAATACAAATTGCGCTTTATTTTTAAGCCAGTGTTTACATTGGCAACGCCACACTATATACGATAGTTGGTTTGCGCATACTATTCAACAATTTGAGTTTGAAACTGGATTATCGACAGATGAGCAAAGAACTATAAAAAAGACACTAAAAAATAAGGGCATCTTAAAAATTGAACGACGAGGCAATCCATGTAAAAACTGGTACACCATTGATTTGGAGGTTTTATATACACTTTTAGAAAAACAAGTGGAAAAATCCACAAACAAGGAATGGGAAAATCCCACATCTAGTAATGGGAAAATCCCATATCAAGAAAAGGGAAAATCCCATAACTATATAAATAAAGAAGTATTAATAAATAATAATAATAAAATAAAAAGTAATAGTATAAATACTATTACTAAAAAGAAGTCTAACCATTATCAATTAATTCTTGAATCTTGGAATGCATTTGCCAAAAGTAATGGGTTGTCTGAAATTAGACAATTAACAACCAAGCGTATTAATGGCATCAAATCCCGCCAAAAAGAAAATGGATTTAACATACAAGAAATATTTAGCTGCATACAAGATTCACCGTTCCTTTTAGGCACTAATGGGAATGATTGGAAGGCGGACTTCGACTGGGTGTTTTGTAGTCCGAACAACTGGCTAAAAATTGTTGAAGGTAAATACAAAGGCGAAAAAAAACAAGAGCCACAAGATAAACTGCAAAGCATTTTCAATGAATTAACAGGAGAAAAATAAATGAAATTAATTGAAAAGTATATGTTTTTTTTAAAATGTGCAATAAATGAAGGTTGGTTTAAAGGTTATTCGGAAGCCGGGTATTGGATAAAAACAACTGAAGTAGGCCGAAAAGATAAAGATGTGTATCAGTTAAAAGGGATTAATGGTACTAATTGGAATCTATATATAACAGAGCTTGATGATTATTCAATTATGGTTTCGGATAATGGGGAGGGGTTTAAGTACTTAATTGACTTAGGTATTGATATACAAGGGAATGGGGTAAAAAAACAGATTAATGAGATTTTATATAATAACAGTTTACATTTAGTTGATGGCTTATGTATTTATCATAATCCTATGGAATGGAGATTAGAGTCTGTATGCCTTGTTTATAGAGGGTTATGTGAAATTCAGGATATGGGAAAAATGTACATGAAATATAAAAAGATTTTTGGGGGGAAATAAATGAATGAATACGAGAAATATTATTATTATGACAAAAAGAATGATTGTGTTGTTGAATGCGCATGGAATGAATACATGAAGATAGACCCAAAAGTTAGAGACGACCAGAAAATTAAATGCGACAAATTCAACTTAGGATGTTTTTCTTACGATGTAAAAAGTTGGACAACTAAAAATTATACAATTTCAACAATATGCTTGATGAAAGATCATGCGATGGCTCAAACTTCAATAACCCCTTTAATTTTCGAGACAATGATATTTAGTGATGACAAAGATTATGACGGATATATTAAAAGATACACTAGCTTAAAAGAAGCTAAGTTCGGTCATGATTGGATTATTCTTAAAATTAAACGCAGAGAGGCATTGAAATAAATGAATAACTACGAAAAAACAGTCACAGCAATGATTTTGAAAGCCTACGCATTAGTAGGCCAAGAAGACAAGCAAATACAAATTAAAGAATTGGCAAAAGCAATTATCGAAAGGCAGATTGATTTAAAATTGCTTAATGAGGCATTAAATAAGCATGCTGAGACATCAGAATTTGCACCAAAATTAAAAAATATCATAGATTATGTAAACAATATACCAGATAACCAAGTTAATGAGTTTTTAGAGCGTTTTCGTAAGCAGGCAAAAAATCCTTATGACTGGAATCCCATTGATGATGACGTTTACACCATAAAACAGATTATTGGCAAAGAACGATGTGAGAATTGTCTATCTGAGCATTGGGCATTTATTGAAAAGGAGGCTAAAAAATTATATGTGGATTTGAAAAACAAAAAAATTGAGCTTATTGAAAGCCCTAATAAGCATAATATTAAACAGATTGCAGGCTCTAATACGGTTTATATTGAAGCTAAAAAGAATGTAGCTAATGGGGTTAATCCATTAAAAAACTTATTAAAGGAGTATAAATGAATATACGTGCAAGATTTGGGCATAATCAAAGCCCTAAACCAAAACCAAAAAAAAATAACACAAAA